ACTTGGATGAGTAGGAGCCGAGCCTGATGTAGCCCGAGCTGTTCTGAGTGGCTATCGCAGTCCCTCCCGTCAGGTCTACGCACCCGTCCGTGTCGTAGATCATCGCGCCGTAGGTGGGGAAGGCTACAGACCCGAGGAAGTTCCCGTTGGCCGAGCCGATCTGGTCGATGAGCCCGGTTCGGTAGGCCGAACCCGTCCCTGATGATGTCCCGGCGTGGTTCCCCGACACGGTGACGCTGAAGCCGGACGCCGTTGGCGTAGCGTTTACAACCGCGTTGTCAAAGTTCAGCGCGTGCCCGCTCAGTATCCCCAGGCCAAGAATGGTGACGTTCTGACCCGTGGAGAAGTTGTTGAACGCCGTGTAGGTGATCGTCGTCGTGTTGGGTCCCGATGAATAGACACCGGTGGCTGCCGTGATGACTGCGGTATTGGTCGAGTCGCACCGGTACCAATTGGTCGCGGAAGTGGATTGGGCGTAGGTCTTCCAGAAGTTGGTCGAGGACATGTACTTTAGGCTCAATTGCTTCAGGAAGTCGCTGGCCTGGATCGTCAAAGTGGAGTTGGAGAAGTCGATGATGTTCTCGGTGATCTGATCTGTTAAGCCGAAGAACGCCGGGTAGGTCGTCCCCGTCCAGGTCAAAGTGACTGCGATGGGGCACCGTGAGTCAAGAACGTACCCCGAACCGTTCACCGAACCGTTGGTGAAGAATCCGTCTCGGTTGTCCACCACCATTGATAACGTCGCGGCTTCCACCCGGTCCAGGTAGTGCTGCTTGCCCGAATTCGTTGTGAAAGACAGCACGTTCGTCCCGTTGCAGATGTTCGTCCAGTAGGAATTACTCGCTCCTGAAGCCGGTAAAGCCTGACCCTGACACGCGAACAGGGCCGTCGAACCTTCGTTCGGGTTGAAGGCGACGTAAACGTCCAACGTAGGTAAAGAGGCGAGGGTCACCATACCCGTTGGGTCCCGGGGTTCTGGGGCTTGGATGCTAAAGGCGTGCGTTTCTGGGCAACGTGGCCGTACAGATTCCCCATTCTGCGAGAGTCCTTCAGAAGTTGGGCCCGCACGAGATAAGCCAACTGTGTTACGGAGAACGTCAGTTCAACCGTGTCATTTATCTCGATATCGTCATTCAGTCCCTCGAAACTCATATCCCGAAGCTGACTTTCTTGATGTGGTTGATGGTGACCTTGGCCTTGTCCTTCTTCTTCGCGGCGGCGATTATCGCTTCATTGCGAGCGTTGTACTTGTTCGGCGTCGGGCTAACGATGCTTCCCGTCAATTGTCCGATGGCTTTCGCCAAGTCGTTGATCGGGTTCAGGTCTCCCCCGGCGGTAAGAACGTTGCCCACCTTCTTGCCGAAGGTCGTCCTAAGTGCCATTGAAGCGGCCTCGAAAGAAACGACACCGGCGGCGAAGATACCTACGGACTTCCCGAGTGACAGTCCCGTAGCCCCGAGTCCAGCGCCACCGAGCACCGCCGCGTCACCCCCGCCACCCTCAGCCGCTATGACGCTGGTGTCGATAGCCGTCTTACTGGTGTTCGCAGCGATATCCGTTAAGAGCCCGGTCTGTACGGTGGACTGCAAAGCCTGGGCGATCTTCAGCCCCAGCGCGGCGGCGACGGTTATTCCGAGGTCGATCTCGAGCGCCTTACGTTCTGCGGGGTGAGTCTCGAGGCTCTGGAGGGCGTTCTCCACGAAGGTCGCGGCGTCAGACAGGTACGGGATTAGTTTCAGGCCGAACTGAGCCGCCGAATTGACGAGATTCGTCTCGATGATGTGAAGCTTGTTGCCGAACTGACTGGAAGCCGTCGTAAAGGCGGTGTTCAGGCTCGCGGAACCCGCGCCCTTGATGTTCTCGGTGACCGTCTTTACGGCGGGGAGGCTCTTCAGGAGCAAGGAACCGGAGATAGACCCGCCCGAGCCGAGGACCGTGTTCAGAAGGACCGAGAGGGGTTCCTTGGTCTGCTGGGCGGTGTCCTTCAGGTAGAGCAATAGCCCTGCGAGGTTTCCCGTACGAACGTCCGAGGCGACCTTGTTGTAACTCAGCCCGAGTTGCTCGATCTTCAGGTACGTCGATGAAAGTCCCTTGGTGAGTTTCCCGTTCGAGTCCGTGACCGTTTGAATCGGCTCGAGGATCTTCCCAAGTCCCGTGGCCAGAGTCGCTATTGACCTTGTAGGCAGTCCGACCTTGGAGAAGATCGACCCGTATTCGATGGCCTGCTTCAGGGTGAATCCGTACTCAGAGAAGGCCGCACCGACCTTCCCTTGGAGCATGGCCGCCAAAGCCGCCATCCCCCCCACGACATTGTGCGAACCCGCCACCAGAAGGCCGGTCGTATTCGCGAGGTCCTTGGTCCCCTTCAGGTGCAGGGCTTCGACGGCGATAAGGGACTGGGTCACCGAGACGACGTTCGTGTTGGTCGCAAGTGCTGCCTTGGCTGCAAGATCCGTGAGTTGGAGCGCCTTGGCACCCTTGATGCCCGCCTGCTCGATGTTGGCTAGTGAGGTCGCCAAATCGGCGGTAGAAGCGCCAGTCTTGTCCGAAATCTGGATGATGGACTGGGTTAAGGCTTTGATGGCCGCGTTGGAGAGTCCCGTGGCGTTCTGGAGCTTGTCCATCGTCTCGGTGAGTTTGAACCCCTCATCGACGGCGAATCCTGCGGCGGCTACCCCTAGACCGAGAACCGCGTCTGCGGCCATGCTGCCGAACTTCGTGAACTTCTGGCCTGCGGTATCAGAACTCGCACCGAGCGCAGTCATCTTGGCCTGGGCGTCGTCCATGCGCGCAGTAAATTCCTGAGTGTTCGCGAGCAAAACAGCTGTAACCGGCGATATAGAGCCGATGCTCATTCGGTCCACGCCTTTTCCCACTCCATCTCAGCCAAGGCTTGGATGTCCTCTTTGGAGTTGCGTAGACCGGTCTCTAGGAACGGTTCCTTGGTCATGAACTTGGTCCCGCGCTCCACGTAGCCGGCGTAGTTGAGGACCGTCCCTACCACCCCCTGCCACGCACTGACCCCGACCTTGGTCACCGGGCCGCCGATGATGGACTTGGACAACGCCCCTGAGCGATTCGTCGGAGTGGGAGGAGTGGCTTGGTAGGGCGGAATGAAGACGTAGTAGGTCTTTCCAGACTTGGCGGTGACTCGTCCGCCGGGGAAGGGTCGAAAGACCTTTCTTGCCTTGGTGGCGACGATCAAACGGCCCTTGGTGACGATGTTTCGCGCCGCTAAAGAGGCGGCTTCCTTCTTGCCCTCTAGTCCGTCTATGAACTCGTTCTTCCCCTCAAGAATTACGCTCATTCACCGCCCGATCTATCTCGTTCAGCCACAATGTTACCTCAGTGGGCTGGTTTAGAAAGTCCTGGTGGGAGCCACCGAAGCGTTTTCGGAAGTCGTACTCGCGGTAGTACGACAGGGCCTCTAGGTCGGCGTTTCCGACGAAGAGTCGGTTGATCCGGCGGCTTCGGCTAAAGGGTCTATCTTCTCATCCGGCCCTTCACTTGAGACGGGTATCCCCGAGTAAGCCGAAAGAGTCTCCTCGTTCAGCGCGTCGTAGAGCGTGCCGAGCAGGTCAGTCGGTGAACCTAATGGCTGTCCGTCGAGCGCGATGGTCATTACCTCCATCACGGCGTCCTCGAATCCTCGGATGTGGGCGAAGTCCTCGTCGGAGAGTTGGTCCATCAACTCGGGTGGGATTGAGAGTTTGTCGCCCTCCTCCTTGCCGTAGCGGGAGAAGACCGCCGCACCCCTGGCTCGGGCGACGGCGATTCTCCGGCTCTGGCCCTCGGTCAATTCGTCCGGTGAGCGCAGTTGCGCGACCTGGCCCGTTGAAAGCGTTACCTCGTTCATAGACCTCCCTTTTCAGGAGAGGATACTAGTTGTACGCGGCAGAGACGGCGTTGATGGTGGTCGTGGAGATGGGCGAAAGCCCCGAGGCGGTGTCGGTGGCGTTCGAGATCGCCTCGAAGTTGGCCTCGACCTCGACGAACACCTTGCCCTGGGTCCTCTTGGGCTCCATGTACTGGGTCTTGGACATCGTGAAGGCCACGGAGTGGTTTACCGTCGCGGTCACGTCGTTGGGGTCCGTGAAGGTGATGACCGTCGCCAACTGGTCCCTGGTAAGAGCCTGAGCGGGTGAAGCGGCGCTCCAGGGGTCGGCCTGGGTCGCCACAATCGCCAGCATCTTGCCGGTGACCTTGATGGGGCCGGCGAAGTTGACGTAGGCGCTCTGTGAACCCTCGGCGAAGACCGCCGCGGTGTTTCGGGCGATGACCAGTTCACCCGACTGGACGTAGGCGATGGGAGTTGAAGCGATGTTGACGCTCGCGGACCAGCCCGGGATCATCACCTCGGCTGAGGGGTTCGCCACAGTGGCGCCTGTGGGAGCGGCGGTGGTTGAAGCGGCAGGGTTGCCGATGAACTTCGCGGTCGCTTCCACGACGCCATCGGACGAGAACGGAATTGTCAGGGTGTCCAACCGACACCCGGCCAACGTCCAGTAGTTCGCACCGTCGAAGAGCATGATCGAGAACGAGGGAGGCTGTGAACCCGTGGTAGGCGAGTTCAGGAGCTTGATTACGTGCGTGTAGTACGTCGCACCGGTAACGGTATCCGCACCGCCCAATGCCGCCACGAGGAGAAGCGGGAAGGTGTCGGCGTAGATGGAGCACTTGAAGGTGATGTCGTCGCTACGCACACCTTGAACCTGATCGATGGTCATGACCGGGGATCCCGTGAGGGCCTCGTTGGCGAGGAACTTCTGGCCTAGGGCGATGGCCACGTCCTCGGCAACCGGGAGGAACGACCAGCCGGTGGTCGGGGTCGTCGCGTAGGTGGTCTCCTTGACGATGGCGAGATAGCCATTCTTGCTTGCGTAGGCAATTCCCATCAGTTTCCTTCCACAGCCTCTGTAGGCTCGTTTTCGGCGCTTTGCGGCGTATCTGCGACAACCGGCCCACTATCGGCTAGAACTGGCCCAGAATCGGCCACAACGGTTTCAGAATCCCACAGCCCGTCACCTGGGTCGTCGATCTCGTAGAGTTCGCCGGGAATCGGTTCAAGGGTCCGTTGGTAGTTCCCGCCAACGGTGACCTTGACGTAGAACTTGCCCTCGGGGCCGGTGTACTTGAGCGCCATGGGTTAGAAGTTACCTTTCCGCGCCTGAGGTTTCGCGCCCGTCATCGGTAGGCGACCCTACAAACTCGTACCTCGATGTGTGTGATTACCTGCGTGGCTGAAAGTTGAGCGTCCACCTGAGTTGGTAGATACCTAGTGACGGCGATGTCCGGGCCTCCCTGTTGCCCGCCCATCCCCCACGAGAAGACATTCACGGGTTGACCCGTAGCAGTTGTAGGAGAACCGGCGTTCCTCGACTGGTGGATTGCGGAAATTACCCCGGAGACGAACTTCTCATTCTCGTAGCCGACCTTCTGAGAGTCCTCGTCCTGCGACCTGAATATCAGCCGCATGGAGAGTTTGTACTCCATCCACCGTTCTGAAAGCGTCGGTCCAGCCAGACCGATCACGTCGTCTGTCGCGTCTCCGAACCACAGGTAGATGAATCCCCCGAAACCAATTCCGGGTCGTTCGTAGAAATCGCCCTCGCTCGTAACCTTCTCGGGGTACAGAAAGACCCTGGACAGATAGGGGATTCCGTTGGGATTTGGAAGATTCGGAGGGCTTGAGAGGACGTTCAGGTACTCGAACACCTGCCCCGAGACGAGGAAGAAGTCGTCCTCGGGGGTTATAGTATCGGACGTACTGGTGAATGTCACGCCCGGCCCCACGTTGCGACGAACTGGTCGAGAAGGTCGTAGGCCATGGCCTCGTCAGCTGAAATGGATTCATTGCGGCTTCCGGTTGCCTCAGCCGACCCGTCACTTGAAATCACGATTCCACCCTGACCACGGGACTTCACCATGCCGATGATGAAGTGCATACAGGCTTGCTGGACTGAGGCGGGAAGGGTCGTGACGTTCACCCCGAACCCGTGGTTGTAGAGCAGGTTCGTAGTGAAAGTCACTACATTCCCCGAGACGGACTGAACGAATACTGTTTCCGTGGCGATTCCGTCCCAGATGGTAGTCTCCATGCCCTGCATAAACCCCGTGGGGTCTACAACGCTCAGAGAGTCACTTCCTGCCGTTCCAGTAGAGAGATTGGTGAAGGAGTTCGGCCATCCTGCCAAATACGTGTAGTTCACGTACACCTTGCCGTCCGTGGAGCGTCCCTGGAACAAAGCTGAAAGATCCCCGACCCCGGCGAATTGAACAGTTCCCGCACCGCCGGCGACCTTCAGGCGGAAGGTGGTCTCTTCGGCCCACATGTGATAACCGTCAACGGGAATCTGCGACCACGCCCCCATCTGGTAGCCCCACTCGGCACCGACGATTCCCAAAAGCCTTGGCTCGCCGGGGCTTACGGTGACGCATCCCTCGCGATTGACGAATGACTGGCCTTGCTTGGTCACCTGAGTGGCATTAAGCGTCCCGGTAGGTCCGCAGGTGTGGTTGTCGATCTTGGCCGAAGCCCTGAGGATCATACGGTAGATGGCTGAATCCTGAGCGGACTGAGAGCCACCTTCAACCAACTGAGTTAAATCAAGGGAGTTTGAGAGAGGGTCGTCCTTGAACGTCTCGACCGAGATGTACGGCTCTGCTCTGCCGATCTGGGTGATGTTCGGGACAACAACTATCGAGCCGAAGGTCATGTAATCACCCTACTGCTTCTTCTTGAACTTGCCGGACTCGTCGCGGTGAATGAAATCGGGAATGTCGGGGTGATGCTTGATGATGTGATCCATCTTTTCGTGCAGTTCCTTGTTCTCTGCACTGACGTGAGCCTTCAATTCCTCGATGTGCCGAGCCCACCATTTACGGACTCGCGGGACCAAGAGAGACACGAATATCGCGACGACCAGCATCTCTGAGACTGCTTCTGGGCCGTTCCCCTGGTCGCTAGGCCATTCGTAAGTGAACCAGAAGTGATGGAGCCAGTTCATTGATGCCATCCACAACGTCCGCAGCTGTCTCGAAAGATGTTCATTCGCCCGCATTCTGGGCAGGCGTGGCCGGAAACCTTCTGGAAGTTGATGCCGACCTGAGCGAAATCACCGGACTTGACCAGGGTCTTTCCGGTTGCCTCGTCGAGGTGGAAGGTCCCGTCCTTGTTGACGAGGTGCTCTTTCCCCTCATTGAGGGTAAGTCCCTGCATGTGACGATCCGAAGCGAGCACTCTCACGGCTTCCTTTCGAGAAAAGAGGGGCAGACCGTGCGCCCACCCCTCCTTTCAAGTTTACTGAGTTACTGAATGCCGGTGACGATGCCGTCGAGCACTGGAGCCTCGAAGCAAGCGGTTCCCAGCGTGTACGTCGAAGCGTCACGCGAGAAGCCAATCTCGGGCCAGTTGACGTACATCGTGTCCGCCGCGGCGACGACCTTGAGGGTCGCTGCCACGTTGGAGTCAGCCCACGGCACTCGCGTTGAGTGGAGGACTGCCGTACCTGCGGGCATGTAACGGTGAACCTTGAACTGCGCCACTGTTCCGGTCGCCGGGTTCGAGATACCAGCGACAGCGCCACCAAGGGTGGTGCCGTCCTGTCCAGCGGTCAGGTTGACGCGGTAGCTGTTGGTGGTTCCACCAGCCGTGACCGCATTCCACAACTCGGTCGCAACTGCGCCGGTGGTGAGGATGAGGTCAGGGTCAGCGCCCTGGGAGACGAACAGGCTCTCAAGACCGGTGTAGAACTCGGTTCCGGGTGAAGTCGTTGACAGGGTTGCCCCGAGGTAGTTCGAGTAACCGCCGTTGGCCGAGACCTCGGAGATGAGGCCGTCGTAGCCGGCGATGCTTGACGCACTCGCACCGGAGATGAACCCGCCGCCCAGCGTGTAGGCCGGGTTTGACCCGTTGTCCGCTGAACTTGAGGGAACTGTGCCGGTGTAGGAAACGAACTTGGCCGGTGAGATTCCACCATCCAAAGTCGAAGTACCGACGTACCAGGCATTCCCAGCCGCGTTCTCAACGAAGGTCGAGATCGAGACCGTACCAGCAGGGACCGCGCCCGTGAAGGCGAGGTCGATACCGTGACCAGCCGCGAGGTTGATGGAGCTCACGCCCGTAGGAACGATTGCCTTTGAACCGCCAAAACCCGTGTTGAACACCACCAATACGGCAGTCGGGGGGTTGGCAGCGGGCAAGCCCGAGCCGCTCGTGATGGTCGCGGACGCCGTGGCAACTGCCGTGATACCCGAGACGACCAATGAGGTCGAGCGCGACATGAGTAGCGCCTTCTCCTCACCGAGCATGTGGGCGTTCAGCAATGCCAGAGCACTCTCAGCCTGCGGGTCGCTCCATCCCTGGGCCGCGTAGATCAGGCGGAGGGCGACTTCGTCGCTCCAACCCATTTCCACGTACGGCAGGAAGGTTGCGTCACCGGTGTAGGTGATGTTCGGCGGACGGTTCAGGGTCGTTCCGTTCACCGAGACCGTTGAAGAGGTCGAGATGAAGAACGGAGAGACGTTGGTGTTGTAGGCCGAGTTCGTCACCGACAGGATTCGACGGAACTCGAAACCAGGACCGGCCTTCGTCTCGCGTGCAGCCGAGTTGCGAAGCGTCAGGTCCTTCGGGTACAGGTGGATCAACGCAGATTCCAGCGAATACGGGGTAAGACCCGAGTACTGGATGGCGGTGTTCGAGACGGGGTTTGCGAAGTCCCATTCCTTCACCGTGTCAGCCGTGACGCCCTTGGTTGCAAGGGCAGCGATCATCTGCTGTTGACGGGGGTTGATGACGCCGGCACCCGGGACGAACTGATATCCGGCGGCCTTCATCTTTAGGCCGGTCTCGAACATCTCGACGACGGCTGATTTTACGGCTTCGGCCCGGACGGGATCGCCGTCAGCGAGGTCGAGGGCGCGTGAAGTGAAACTCATGCTTTATGCTCCGATCTTGGATGTGAGGGCGTCCACTTTGGACTGCCACTCGGTGACGAGCGGGGTGTAGACCTCGCGCTCTTGTGGAGTGTGAAGGTCGGCCTGAGCGGACTTGTAGGCGTTCAACTGTCTCGTTGCCGCCTCCAATTCAACCTGGACTTCCTGTTGCTCCTGTGATGCACGCAGCGCCCATTCACGGGGTGCGGACATCTTTCTCACCTTCTCCACGACACTCGCAAGGTCAGCGACCTTCTTCACGATGTCCTCTGTGGATGTTGCGATCTCTTCGAGGCCCAGCACCTTGCGCAGTTCTGCGATTGGCGCGGCCTTCTCTTCGTCGGTGGCGTTTTCCGCCTGTGCGGCCTTGATTGTGTCGGCGCTTACGAACATTGTCAGGTCATCTCCTTGTGCGAACGGCGAAGTTGTTTCGCCTCCGAATGCCTCGTGCATCCGCCATGAAAGGAAGCCGTTCAGGGAGTCGAGCAGTACCTGCAAGTCCCACCGCTCGTCTTCACCGTCTGACAGTTCTTCGAGTTCCTGTTGCAAACAGGCGATAATCCCGTCCTCGACTGCCTTCAGCGAGTCGGGGTCGTGCGTCCACTGTCCGGGCTCTGCGCCCTTGTTGACCAGGGACAACGCTACCAAGGCATCAGCGAATGCGGCCTTCTTGGCGACTCCCCACGAATCTGGAAGAAGACTTACGGCGTCGAGCTCCTTGGCCCTGCGGATGATGAGCGCCTTGGTCGCAGCCTTGTCCTTGGCTCGCCCGAAGGCGTCGATGGCGTTCTGAAGGTCGGTCTTGTTTTCGATGGGGAATCCACCTCCGGGTAGTGCGTTGCCTTTCGCGGCAGACGCTTGGCGTTCCTTGTCGGTATAAGCCTTCTTGTACTCGTCAGGCTCAACGCCCTTGTCCACGCAGTCAGGGCAGTCAACGTGACCGTCCTTGATCTTGCCCGAACCCTTGCAGGTCTTGCAGTCCGGGTCACCGGCCTTGGTGGTCAGTTCAGCCCCGTAAATGTCTGTCAGCACTGTCTTTCCAACCTCTCCGTGTTCGTCTGGTCCTGAGTTGAGCCCGGGCAGAATGTCGTTCTTCCCTTGTCCGTCGCCGTCGCACTTGTCGCACTCGGTCCAGTTCCCGTCAACGAGGGTCTTTCCGACCCCGCCGCACTCTGAGCAAGGGGGATTGCCGGCAGTAGCAACGTCGCCTATCTCAGCGGCTTTGGCGACCACGAACTTGGCATTGGGGTTGGCGGGTACGTCAACCAAAGACACTTCGATGATCTTCCCGCCGATGATGACCCCGCCGGGTGCGGTTGAAAGAGCCTTCTCGGAGCGGTCGTAGCGGGTTCCCTTGATTCCGATGGAGAATCCGGTGTAGATGTCGTTCTCGAGCTTGACAATCGCGCCCGGGTCAACGACTTTCGCCGTGATGTCGAAACCGTTTACTCCTGAACCGGTCAGAGACTTGGCCTTACCGACTGCGACGGGCTGGTGCATCTCTCGGACGTTTCCGTAGTCCTTGAACCAAGCCGTGGCGGCCTTTCCGAGCCATTCGGCGTCGCATCGTTCCTGGTCAAGGTCGAGCGTCGTATCGCTGATGCGACCTGACACGAGGTAGGTGCCATCGTCTTGTTTCGCCTTGCCGGTGAACGCAACGAACTTTGAGCCGTCAACAGGTGTCGTCATATCCAGCAAATCTAGAGAACTTGACGACGCTTTTCGCGCCCGTCACAGCGGCGTCAAGTGGCATCGGGCGATTTCGGTTCCAGCCCCTAGTTCCGTTACGGCTCGTTTCCAGGCTCGGGAATGAAGGGACTCAGGGGCGGCAAGATGCGCAAGCTCGTGGAGTAGGACAGTCGTTGGCTTGCCCCGCGAAGTAAGGACATCTTCTGCCTTAAGTACGCAGACCCAGCCGAACCACTCGTTTTTCCGGTAGTTGTGGGCGTGGCTTCTAACTCCGTCCCAGATTCCCCAGGCGTTTCGCTCATGGACGCAACTGCCGACGTAGACACCTCGGAGAATATGTGAATACTCGGCCAGCCCAAGTTCTTCGGCGTAGTAGGGATGATGGGCTCGGATTCTGGCATAGGTCACTCAATTTCTCCGCACCATTCGCAGGGCCAGGTCGGATCGGGCCTCGGTTCGTGACAGACGTTGCAACGGAGGATTTTCTCCTTCACCGGCTCAACAACTACCGGCTTTCGACGGAGTGTGAGCAGTTTCATCACTCATCCAGGAAGATCTGGTAGACGGCTGTGACTCTGCCCTTTTCGGGATCGACGAAATGAAGCCTCTGGCTAGGGACGCCAGAAGCCGCCATTGAGTCTCGGGCGTACCTGTTGCCTGATTCCGTAGAGCCGGTCCAGTAGATGGAACCAAGCCCGTCTGCGAGACCCTCTTGGCCGTGTCGGTGGTAGTGGCCCAGGTAGATATCTTGAAAGTCCCACCCGTAGGCCCCGGCCTTCCACCTGTTGCCCGCTGCCTGCCACGCTGAGGGAGATGCAAAACCAGACCTCCCAACCTCGTCACCGTGCATCAGAAGCGCCCGGTAGTTTCCGATCTCGACCCTCTGTATGTCTTCGGGGCAGTCCTCCCACGTCAATCTGGGTTCGTCCGCCAGAAGTCTTCGGGCCAGTTCGTAGACCATTCTGTCGAGGTTGTCGTTCTTCGGGATGGCGTCACGCTTTGAGCCGAATCGTCCGTGGTTCCCCCACTCTCCGACTACCTCGACCTCTTCGTAGATTCCGAGGGCGATTTGGACAACATCCTTCGCGCACATCGCGACATTGACGTACTGGTCGAAGAGAGTTGAGTCAACCTCGTAGGGCTGAGTGGGGAAGTTCCACAAACCTTCGACCATATCCCCGCCGAACATGATGACGCACTTTCTGACCGGGTGGTCCGAACGCTGGATATCGGTGATCGTCTGGGCTTTCTCCGTGAACTGAAGTGCCCTGGTCCGCATGATCTCTGAGGTGTAGGAGGTGGTTAACTTCCCGCCCTGCCAGTCGCTCATATGCCAGAGGGCGACTTCCTCCCTTTGGCTGCGCTTGTCCTTCTTCGGGGGAACTGACTTGTTGACTCCGACGACGAGGGCCGCGTCGTACGCACCCTGATAGACGGCCTCGACGATTGCTTTCCCACGGTTCTTGGCGTCGATCAGTTCACGTTGGAGACTTTTCGCTGCGTCGCGAAGTTTGACTATCTCAGTAGCCTCGCGGAACTCGTTGATGTCATTCACGGACATACGCACACTCCCCTACGGTGCTTGCGAATCGCTTCCTCGGATATTTGATACCCGCGGTGCTTCATCCACTCATGGATTCCAGCTCCCGATATGTCCTCGGCCTGCATGGCTGCTTTCAAGACTTCGACGTGTTCTGGCTTGATGACAAGATGGGAGAACCCGCACCCCGGTATGACCTTTCGCCTGAACTCGCTCAGGTCTATCTCTTTCTTGGCGGTCATGCTTTCTCCTTAGGTTCGGTTAAGGCGTTGGTGCTTGCGACTTGTACCAACGCTTTGTGTCTCGTTGGTATCGCCACATCTCAAAACGGTGTCTGAATCGTCTAACCACTGGGATCCTTCCCGAGCGCCAATACTCGCAGTGGTCACACACTGTCTGGAGCCTCCCCTTGGCACTCGCAATTCGGATGAAGCGGCTGGAAGTATCCGTCGCTGATGTCGTGCGGACCCTCTTGGTCCAAACAGGCTTGGCACGGGTCACCACCCTCGCATGTCCAAATCCATGTGGTGTAACCAGCCTGCTCGAGTTGAGCGCCGAACACCTGACCATATGCCCTCGAGGTCTCGGTTC